ATGGTGCGCTAAGCAATATATCCCTCAACCGCTGGAAGGCAATGTAGCACTCCATATAAAAGCTTATGTAGCCAACAACATATTCCCTGATTTGGATAATATAGCAAAGGCAATTATGGACGGATTGAACGGTGTGGCATACAAGGATGACAAACAGGTATCTTGCTTAACTATACAACGGTTGAAGGGACCGGAGGAAAAGGTGGAGATTGAGCTGGAGGAGGTATCTTAGATGAATGAACATCAAATGGGCATGTATGAACAAATAGGTACGAGAATCGGACAATTGGTAGATGAAAAGAATGCAGCTTATGGTGATGCATTTCATAAATGCGGCGAGTTTCTTAAAATCTTGTATCCCGATGGCGTTAAGCCTGAACAATATACGGACATGCTTGCTATTGTGAGGATATTTGATAAGATGACGCGTATTGCCAATAAGAAAAATGCATTTGGCGAGAATCCATGGCAGGATATAGCCGGATATGGAATATTAATGAGCGGAGATGAGTGAGGGGTAGCACAATATACGATACGTTCTACTCAAGGAAGGGGCGGGTGTATGGGGGTATTAGATAGAAAGACATACAAGAAAATTGAATACTATTTGTACCACTTCTTTGAAATAAGGCGTGAAGTAGAACAAGAGAAACAGGATATTATAGAAGCAGGTAGCCGGGATTTGACCGAATGGGGTGGCGGTATCAGCTACCATTCGGATCCGACTGCGAATAGGGCTATTAAACTTACTAGGCCAGACCTAGTTGAGAAAGAAAAGTGGCTGAAAGTGATAGAAGGCACTATTCAACATTTTCAAGGTACAGAAAAGGGAAGATTGTTGCAGAAAAAATACTTTGATGAGTTGGGTGAAAGGCACATTTGTCAGGAGTTACATATCGAAAGGGCTACATACTACAATTGGCGTAATGAGATAGTGTTTTATACCGCATTATTAGCGGCACAAGAAGGCTTGATAAAAGTCTAAGACTTTTTTAGCAGAAAAATGTGTTACAATGGTAATGTAAAATTGTATGTAAACATTCTTCTTTGTAGCCCGGTTGCCCCCGCCGGGCTTTGTTGTCGAAGATAAAGCCTTTGGGCTCTTTTTTCATGCACATTTTTAAGGCAGGTGAGGTGATGTGAAGCTAACAGAGAAGCAAAAAGCATTTTGTGATTATTACATTGAAACGCTTAATGCGACTGAAGCGTATAAAAGGGCTGGTTACGTTGTAAAAAATGACAATGTGGCTGCAGTTAGTGCGAATAGACTGCTAAGAAATGTTAAGATTCAAAAATACATCCAGGAAAGAATGAAACAAAAAGAGTCCGAACGTATAGCTTCACAGAACGAGGTCCTGGAGTTCCTCACCCGCGTTATGCGTGGCGAAGAAATAGAGGAAGTAGTCGGGTTTACCGAAAACGGCCCTGTAAAAGAGAAAAAAACTCCGAGCACAAGGGACCGGGTGAAGGCGGCCGAGCTTCTTGGCAAGAGATACGCGTTGTTCACTGAAAAAGTCAATGTTGAAGGGAACATGGGCGTTGCAATTATAGATGACATCAAAGAAGATGATAACAATGGTGAAGGTTAGGTTAAGTGAACTAATAGCTCCATCATTTTATGAGATTCACAACGATATAAAGCACAACCGGTATACGCATTATTGGCTCAAGGGTGGCCGTGGCTCGACTAAATCCTCGTTCGTTAGCATTGAAATCATCCTCGGTATAATGAAGGACCCTAACGCCAATGCAGTAGCCTTAAGAAAAGTTAAGGAGACTATCAAAGATAGCGTATTTGAGCAATTAATTTGGGCTATAGAAAAGCTAAAAGTTAGCGAATACTGGGAGATAAAGCATAACCCGATGGAATTAACGTATCTCCCAACAGGACAAAAGATATTATTCCGTGGTGCAGATAAGCCGAGAAAGATTAAATCAATCAAAGTTAGTCGTGGTTATGTAAAGTTCATTTGGTATGAAGAAGTTGACGAGTTTAACGGTATTGAAGAAATACGAATCATTAACCAGTCTTTAATGCGTGGTGGAGAGCAATTTTGTGTTTTTTATACTTACAACCCACCGAACCGTAACAATGCGTGGGTAAACGAAGAAATATTAATCGAAAGACCGGACAGAAAAGTTCACCATAGCACGTATTTGACTGTCCCTCGAGAATGGCTTGGGGAACAGTTTTTTATTGAGGCAGAACATCTTAAAAAGGTTAATGAAAAAGCATATAGGCATGAGTATTTAGGTGAGGTAACAGGAACAGGCGGAGAGGTATTCACGAATGTGACAGCAAGAAAGATAGATGATGAGGAGATAAAAGTGTTTGACAGGATAAGAAGAGGGCTTGACTTTGGTTATGCTGTTGATCCAGCCGCTTATGTTGTTTGCCATTTTGATAAGACAAGACGAAGGTTGTATATATTTCATGAAGTATATCAGGTGGGCTTAAGCAATAGAAAGCTGGCAGAGTTAATAAAGCAAGAAAACAAAGGCAATAAATTAGTAGTTGCAGATAGCGCGGAGCCAAAATCAATAGCTGAATTGCGTGGTTATGGAATCAACATAAAGGGAGCTAGAAAAGGGCCGGACAGCGTTGAATATGGAATAAAATTTTTGCAAGACCTTGAAGAGATAATAATTGATCCTGAACGATGCCCAAACACGTTACGAGAATTTTTAAATTACGAGCTTGAAAAAGATAATAACGGCAATTTTAAAGCTGAATTCCCAGATAAAAACAATCACACAATTGATGCTGTTAGATATGCCCTGGAAGATGATATGAGAGCGGTAAAACCAATTGTAGATAAACCAAAAGGTTGGTGATGAAGTTGTTAACTTCTCTTGAGCAAATAGGCGTAGGCACAAAATGGCCACCAGAGGGTGAGCTTGAACGCTTACAACGTTACGATGCAAACAGGAAGCTGTTTGAAGGACGGCATGAACTAGTATTTAAGGATTGGGTGCGTTTGTTGAGGGACGACAAAAAAGCAACATTAGAAATCATACTCAATTGGCACAAACGGTTAAGTACGTTATGGGCTGACCTGCTTTTAGGTGAGAGGCCAAGGATAACAGCAGGGGAGCCTAATTCAAAAGAGCAACAGCAACTTGAAGCTATCATTGAGAACAATGACTTTTTCGACGTTGCTTATGAGGTGGCTTTGGATATTTCAAGATATGGCACAGGGATATTCAAGCTTAGATACGATAACAGAGCAATCATCGAAGCAATACCACCAAGCTTGTGGTTTCCTGTTGTTAGCCCAGACAACATCAAGGATGTGCGAGCTCATGTAATTGCATGGACATTCGATGTAGCAACACCAACGTTGCTAAATAAAGACAAGAAAACCACTTACTTAAGGCTTGAGATACACGAGAAAGGTAAAATCATGAATAAACTTTTTGAGTTAAAGGACGGTACCATTAAGCAAGAATTGGATATTACGAGCTTTTACGATGATATAGAAGTAGAGCAGCAGACGGGCATTGATGATTTTCTTGTTGTTCCAGTGCACAATATCCTCACCAGCGATAGAGTGTATGGACAAGATGATTATAGCGACCTTGACAGTGTTATTCAGGAGCTTGAAATTAGAGTAGCACAAATTAGCCGAATCCTTGACAAGCACGCTGACCCAAACATGGCAGGGCCGGCTTGGGCTTTAGAGCAGAATGAGTATGGCGAATACGTGGTAAAAGGTGGCGGGAAATACTTCCCGGTTGAGCAAGGCGATCCTGAACCAAAATACATCACATGGGATGGACAACTGGAAGCAGCTTATAGAGAGATTGACTTACTGATGGAGCAGCTTTATACACTCAGTGAGACATCGGCAGCAGCATTTGGTCAACTTAAGTCGGGGCTCGCTGAAAGCGGCACGGCATTGCGTAGGCTGATGATGACGCCACTTGCGAAAGTAAACAGGATTAGGATGCGTTTTGACCCTGCCATAAAGAAAGTGTTGCAGTTAGCAAGCCAGCTTGAAGCTAAATTTGGACGTGGTATTGAACTTAGCACAATAAACATTGCTTGGAATGATGGGTTGCCACAGGACGAAAAAGAACAGGCAGAAATATATTCGTTGCTTGTTCAAAATGGCCTTATAAGCAGAGAGACAGCACTAAGGAGGCTCTTTGAGTTTGATGCAGAGACATTGAGACAAGAACTAACAAAGATAACAGTTGAAACAGCGCAGGAAGCCCCAGCTTTGTTTACTGTAAACTTGAACAATCAGCAACAAACACAGCAAGCACAAAGTGAGTGATATAGATGCCTTTCGATGAAGAAAAACTCATACAAAGCCTTGTCGAGTTGTATCGGCAGGGCTTTTTGAATGTGCTGAAAGTATTGCTGCAGAAAGAAGCTAAAAAAGCAAGAACAACTTGGTATTATAAGCAGCATTTAAAGCAGATAATGGAGATTTTAAACCAGCTGGACAGAGATGCTGCGCAATGGATCCAAGAAAATATACCGAAGATTTATCAACAGAATTATACACAGGTGCTAGCGTATATCAACAAAATAGGGATGCAAAGGGACATAAACCCGAGCTTTGCGCAGATACACCAGAGAGCCATCGACGTTATAGCTCAAAATATGTTCGATAATTTACGTAGTGCCACGAATTATGCAGGACGCCGAATCAACGACTACTACAGACGGGCAGCGCTGGAGGCGGAGGCGGAAAAGTTCACGGTGGGCCAGACGTGGCAGGAGATGGCTAAAAATCTTGAGCAAAAGCTATTGAGCAAAGGATTGACTGGCTTCAAAGACAGGTTGGGTAGAGAATGGCGATTAGACAGCTATGCTGAAATGGTGGCAAGAACAACGACAAGGGAAATTGCAACGGCGGCAACAATAAATGCTTGCAAAGAGTTTGATATCGACCTGGTACAAATCACAAAGCATTATCCTACCTGTGAATTGTGTGCACCGTTACAAGGGAAGGTATTCAGCTTAAGTGGTAAGGATAAGCGGTATCCCAAATACGATGGTGACTTGGTAAGAATCCCTAAACATCCCAACTGCCGCCACGTGCTTGTCCCTTATGTACGTGAGCTAGATCCTGATGCTGATGAAACGCAAAAGTACAGCAATACATCGTTGACCGAGGACCCGCGAAGCGAGAAGGAAAAGCAGGCGTACAAAGAGATGCGGGACAAGGTGACAATACAGACTACCAGGCGGAGAGCAAGGGAAATATTGCTAAGCGATAAGGTATCGTTGGAAGAAAAAGTAAAAGCAGCTGAAAAACTGAAAAAGAGCTATGATAGTACAGGGCAAATACCAAGAGGAATTGACGCAAGTATACTAAAACAATATGATGACTTTATCAAATCGCAAAATAATGGTATAATTAACGCAGAAAAGGTTATTCAAGAAGCCAAAAATGGTGGCAGGCATTCTGGTAAATATAAAGATGCTTCAAATTGGACAAATGGGCAATTACAGAAAGCCATTAATAGCTATGAAAAGCAGGTTAAATTGCATGAAGATAAAATAAATAACCCTGCTAAATATGTAGCTGATTGGGAAACCTTAGATGAACGTAAAAAGCAAGGCTTGCTTAAAAAATGGCGAAAGGATGCTAATAGAAACGCAGAATTAAAGGTTATTATGGAGCATATTCTAAAAGAACGAGGTGGTTTAAATGAGTAATGAAGAGATGGGGCTTTTAAAAGATATAGTGCGAGAAATAATTCAAAATGCAGATGAAGTTCTCAAAGAAAAAGATGACAGTGAATTTTATGAAGGCAAAATATTAGCTTATAATGAAGTGCTTTCGATAATAAAGGATTATCTTACAGGATATGACTTAAAAGAATTTGGACTTGATATTGACATTGATAGCAAGTATATGTAATATACAATTAGGATTGGCTGGGCTTTTTGTTTTCTTGGTCGTCAGTATCGTCATTTTGTGGTACATTATGCCGCTTAGGACCTCATTCCTAAGCGGTATTTTTATGCCTTCTTGTAAGGAGGTGAATAACAAAAATGGCTGAGAAAGTGAGCAACAAGCCTTGGGGCGATATAAAGGAGTCGGACTATGACCTTGAGCAATGGCACAGGGCTTGTCTAATTCACCTTCACGACGGGCCACCGACGAGCAAGGAACAGTGCAAATTACCTGTGCGGGAGCCTGATGGGATGTTGAACGCAAACGGTATTGTAGCAGCTGCTATTAGAATTTATCAGGTAAAAGCTCCAAAAGAGCTGGTAAGGAAGGCTGCAAGGCGGCTTGTAGCTCTATACAAAGAGATTTTAGAAAGAGAACCACCTGAAGGATTAGTTAAACTTGCAGGTATGAAACCAAAACAAAGCGAGTAGGCACTCAACAAAGAGTGCTTTTATTTTTGCATAAAATCTTACGCTTTACGCTGAGCGGTTAATCAGCGGGAAAAGAAAGGGAGGTAAATAATTATGACTGATGATATGAATAAGACAACACAAGGCAATCCTGTTGACGCTGGGCAGGATAACAATAATACTCAACCAGCGGGCAATGATACTCAGCAGCAACAGAAGACATTCACACAAGAAGAGCTTGAACGTATCTTAGCAGAGCGTCTCAAAAGAGAACGTGAAAAATACAAAGACTATGATGAACTCAAGAAAGCTGCTGAGGAATTGAAAAAGATTAAAGAATCTCAAATGAGCGAACAGGAAAAATTACAGATGCGTCTTGCCGAGCTTGAGCGAGAGAAGCTTGAGAGAGAAAGGGAATTTGCAGAATTGCGAATTAGCATGACAAAACAAAAAGTTTTAACCGAGATGGGCTTGCCATTAACCTTAGCTGACCGCATCTTTGGTGAGACAGAAGAGGAAATCAGGCAAGACGCAGAAGAGCTTAAGAAATTGCTAGGCTTGCAAGCTAATATAAAAGTAGGTGCACCGACGAACCCTGCAGGGGGAAACAAGCAGGTAAGAACTTTTACAAAAGAAGAAATTGCAAGGATGAGCCCAGAGGAAATAAACAAAAACTGGGACATTATCTCAGAAGCTTTAAAACAAGGCTTAATCAAATAACAGCACTATTAAGGAGGTTGATTTAGATGGCTATAACCAATTTTATTCCTCAGATTTGGAGTGCAAGACTCCTGGAGAATTTGAGGAAAAATCTTGTATTCAAAAATGTTGTTAACACCGATTATGAGGGCGAGATAAGAAATTATGGTGATACTGTAAAGATAAACAGCATAGGTCCTATTACGGTTGCTGATTATACTAAGAACACGGATATTAATCCTCCCGAAACCTTATCTGATGCACAGAGAATGCTGGTAATCGACCAAGCAAAATATTTCAACTTCCTCATCGACGATGTAGATGCCGCACAGTCCAATCCGAAGCTGATGGACTCAGCAATGCAGGAGGCTGCATATGCGCTGGCAGACAAAGCAGACCAGTATCTGGCAAGCCAGTATGTATATGCTGCTAATGCGATCGGCGATGACACTACACCGGTTGTGCCAACCGCGACAACTGCCTATGAATTGCTTGTTGATGCGAGCATTAAACTGGATGAGGCCAATATACCCAGGACAAACCGCTGGGCAGTTGTCCCGCCATGGTTTTATGGGCTGCTACTTAAGGATGATAGATTTGTAAAGGTTGGGTCTACAAATTCTGACCGAACTCTAAGGACAGGTGAAGTTGGGGAAGCTGCCGGGTTTACGATTTACATCAGCAATAACATTGCTAATACTTCCGGAACAAAATACAAGATCATGTGTGGGCATCCGATGGCAATAACCTATGCAGAACAGATAAGCAAAGTTGAAGCATACAGGCCGGAGCGCAGGTTTGCAGATGCGGTCAAAGGACTGCACTTATACGGCGCAAAGGTAATCAGGCCAGAGGCGCTGGTTGTCATCACTGCCAACAAGTCTTAAAGGATGATGACTGATGTGGCTTAAAAACAAGCAAACAGGTTTAATATGGGAAGTAGCGGGAGAGCTGGCAGAGAGGCTCTCTCGCTCTCCTGATTTTGAGGTGGTGGATGAACCGTGGCAATCCAAGTCGGAATCAATTCATACGTTGACATCGAATTCGCAGACAGTTATTTCAGCGAGCGACTCTACGCAGACGAGTGGGGCAACGCAGACACAGCAACGAAAGAAAAAGCGCTCATAATGGCCTGTAGAAGGATTGAACGACTGCAATTCAAGGGAATTAAAGCGGATGCAGAGAATCAGATATTGCAGTTTCCAAGAGCTTTGCCATCTGTGGGGATGCCTTTATATCCTCGTGAACGCCAGTTCAATTTTGATTACACTCTTGCTTATATCGTGCAAGAAGAAGTACCCGAAGAGGTAAAACAAGCGCAATGTGAGGAAGCTCTTGCATTGCTCA